CAAACCGCGCCAGGCTTTTTTCCTGCGCGCCACGGGCCATGGCCTCCACCACTTCCTGGCTAACCGCCCCGACTTTGGCGAACAGTTTTTCCGGCACATTCAACTGCCGGGTCTTCTGTCGGTTGGAATAGGTGACATAGCCGGCCTCGAACCAGGCCGAACTGCCCGGAATCCGCGTAATCGCCTCGGCAATACCGCCGCCGGTGCAGGATTCAGCAGTGGTGACATGGGCACTGAGCACCTGCAAACGGCGACCCAGTTCAGCAGCCAGTTGAGTGATTTCCTTCACGGTCGTCTCCAGGAGTGGGCGGGGGTTCGCCTACCCTACAGGAGCCTATCGGCCATGCAAGATACTGCGTGCATCTAGAGACTAACGCCCGACGGCCAGCACATAAGCCTGGCAGGCACGCAGGGCAATCAGGGCGTTATCGCCGTCGTCGGTGATGCGGATAATTCGCTGAGCATGCGCCGGGTCAAGTCGGGCTCGCGGGGCTGCATGAACCATGCTGCCGGCGGGGGTGGAGGCAGGCACTGCACAGCCACTGGCGGCGGTATCGAGAAGGACTGACAGCCGCACATCAGCAGTGGCCAGGCGGTCGCGCAGAGCAGCCTGGTTACGTTGGGCATGGCCTAATTCCTGGGAGTGTTGTTGGTCGCTGGCGTTGAGCTGTTGCTCCAGAGCCAGGCGTTGGTTTTGTGCTGCCTGGCCTTGCTGGCTCAGCGCCTGAGTATAAGTGATCGATTGCAGCTCAAGCTGCGCACCATATCGCCAAGCTTGGACCTGCCACACAAATGCCATGAGCAGGCACACGCCGATCAAGCGCAACGCACCTAGCCACCGCATAGCACCGCCTTCGCCCGTGCCCACAACCGCAAACGCTCGTCCAGGCCATTGAGACCGCCGTTGATACGCCGAGTGATGGTGGTGAATTGATCCCTATCGGCCAGTTCATTCAGCCCGTTGCTCTGCCAAAACCAAGCTGCCGATTCACACGCCCCTTGCGGTTGTTCCAGCAATTGCGGTTGCAGCAGCAGGCGATCGTCGCCGAACAGTGCTTGGCTGCACGCCTGGTAATTGCGTCGCCCCGTGATCTGGATCAGCCCCCTGCCCCGATACTTTTGGCCATCGCCATCCGCGTCGGGCGTATTACCCAGGCGAGCAGCCAGCGTACCGGTGTCGTATTTGCTCAAGTATTGATCGCTGCCCAGTTCTCGCACATAGCGCAACTGGCCAGACTCGTGGCCGATTTGGGCGAGGAAAGCGGCAGTGCGTTTAGGTGTGGTGATTTGGTGATGAGACATCGCCGTGTTTAACGCCGAAATAAAAACTCCCGCTTTAAGGCGAGAGCTCGGTAAGACTTTAACTAGCTGTTGCTCAGACAGAACCATACAGCCCTCCTCCTTGAGGTCGCGCTTTCAGCAACACACGAATTCAAGCGTACTTTTCATTCAGCGCATACAAGATCGCGCAGGTTTCCACATCTAGTACGCCATCATAGTTTTCGGGGCGAAAGTGCAGTTGGAAAGCGCGTACCAGGGCACGAAAAAACACATCAGAGGCAGGTGTTTCAACGCCGTAGCCATAGCGGGAAAATGCTTGAATCACTTGCGCGCGCTCAGGCATTTCATCACTGAATTGCTGAAGGTATTTACCTTTCACTGCTTCGTCGTACCAGGCGCCAATACCGGCTTCCGCCAGTTCTTTCCAGGGAAGCTTGGGACCCGGATCGGATTTGCGCCCGACTGCAATATCGGAATGGCCGACCACGTTTTTTGGCGTCATGTCCGGGTAACGTTGCAGGATGTTCCTCGCCAATTGCTTGAGCGCTCGGATTTGCGAAGTCTGGTAGTCGGGGAACGTGAATACGCCGCCGACGTCCGTGGCCTGATTGACGATCTCGATGCCGATAGAGGTGTCGTTCAAGCCTGAGCGACCAGCCCACTGGCTGACACCTGCATGCCAAGCCCGATCCTCTTCCGCCACCAGACTGAATATTTTCTGCCCCTTGAAACCCGCCGCACGGTAGCTCGGATCAGTCGGGTCAGGGATTAGGTAGTGAGCACTTGCAGCCCCGGTGGTCAGAGACTTGACCGAGCCAGCAAAGTCCACCGCCGTGTAATGCAACACCAGGAAACGCACACGTTTGCCGTAAGGTTCCAGAGTTCGATAAGAGTTGTAGTCAATCGTGAACATAGAACATGCCTCTTTCCTATGAGTCCTTTTAAATATTATGCAGCCCAAGCCCTTTGAATTACTCGCAGGCTAATTCTGCGCCGTGGTGTTTTCACGGCGGCATAAATATCTATCTTTTGCTGGCAGCTAAGACGCCAACCCACTGGCCATGATCGAGCTGCGATACCCCGTCGCCGGGTCGCCGACGTGGGTCACTTGGGTAATCGACCAGCGCCCCTTCATGTACGAAGGCCAGGTTTCATCCAGTACCAGTAAGCCTTCGGCGGCGAGCAACGGGTTACCTGGGCAATCGATTTGCAGCTTCAAACCTTCACGGCCCACCCGGCGCAGCTCGCCTTCGGCCACGGCGCGGGCTTCGGCTTCGTTCTGGCAGCGTTGGCGCAAGGTCTTGAACGGGGCAATACCGACCTGGACCACGCGCTGCTTGCCGGCAGCAGCGTCCCACCAGCTGACGCGGCTGCCCATGTATTTGGACCGCGACTTTTCATCGAGCTTGGCGGTGATGAAGGCGTGGTCACCCGGGCGGTTGTCGTGTGTCACGGACAACTTCACTTCGGGCAACAACTGCCCGGAGAGTGACTTGGCCTGCCCCGCTTCGGCCAGCACATACAGTTCGTTGAACGGTTTGGTCACCGCGTTGTAGCGCTTGGCCAGGCGGGTGATGAAGGCCATGTCGCTTTCGTTGGACTGGTCGATATGGGCAATCGCAATCCCATCCAGCGCCGGTGCCACGCGCGGTGAAAAACCGTGACGGCTGACCAGTTGGCGGAACAATGCGCCCAAGGTGGTCGGCCCATGGCTGGCAGAACGGCGCTGGCGATAGCCGCTTTTATCCGCCTCGCTGAAGGGCGCGGCCGTAGCCACGATCATCAGGCGCATCGGAAACAGCACCGGGGTTCGTTGGGTGACGACAAATTCGCCTTTTTCCACCAAACCGGTTTCCTGGTAGCCGACGCGCAGGCCGATCTTGCCACTCAGGCTGGGCAGACCCGCCAGCCCTTCGATATTGAGGGTCAGTTCCAGTCGGTCAGTTTGGATGCCCGCGGCGTCGGTGTGGCTCCAGTGCATCAGGCGTTGATTGAGCAGCGCCGCGTTGGCGCCGTAGAACTCCACGATCGGGGTAAATCCCTGTGCCATGCAGCCTCCTTAATCCCAGGCCAGAACGGGTCGTACAGCAGCTGGCCGTGTGTGCATCTCAGGCACGATCACCCAGACGCCAGCCGGCAGTACCGGGCCGTATTCGGCAAGTTCAGGGTTCAGGCGCCAGAGGGTTTCTTCCGCCGCGTCATCACAACGCCCCAGCTCGCGGTAGAGCAGCAGGTTGACCGAGTCACCGGCGATACTTCGCACTCTACGCATTGACGAATTCCTCCAGTTCAAGGCTCCAGGTCATGACCATGGCGGTGCCGTCATCGATCACGTTGCTTTGGGTTTCCAGCACCGAGTTGATGCGCCACAGGCCCCAGTTACGACCGATGCCATCGACCAGTGGCAACGGCGCCCGCGCATTTTGCAAGGCGCGCAATTCGTCCAGGCGTTGCATACCGGTGGCATACATGGCGGTGCCGCCGAACGTGAGTTTTTCCAGCTTCTGGCCGTTCTGCCGCGACTGGGGTTTGCTGGCAATAATCGCCAGGTCACTCCAGCCGCCATCACTGTTGCGGATCAACGATGAGTAGGCAAAGCCTCGGGACAAACCAAAGATAAAGTCGCCGAGCACCATTTGTTGTCGCATCAATCACCTCCTGGAGGATCGGCCAGTGCCGCGTTGCGCCGGCTGCCCAGGGAGTCGGTGAGCATCGGCACGCATTGAAATTGCAGAGCCTGTATCACCTGGTTGACGACCTGTTGGGCATCGGCAGGGTTGACGCCGGTGATCTGGATACTCGGTGAAAGCGTGACCTGAACGTTGTCGGTGCGGGCACTGTTGAGCTCCTTGCTCAGTGCATTGGGCGCAGGCAGGCGATCACTCGAACCGAACAACTTGTCACCAAGCCAGGTGCCTGCTTCGCTGCCGAGCAAGCCACCGATGGCACCGCCGACAACGGTGCCAACGCCAGGGAGAACCAGGGTGCCGATAGCCGCACCAGCAGAAGCTCCGGCCCAGGCGCCGCCAGCGCTGCTCAAGCCGGAACCGATGGCTTTTGCGTCACCATTGCGTACCCCCTGAATGACATCGAAAGCAGTGTCGGCGTACCTCATCGGGCCAAGGCGGCGAGCACCAGCCAACCCCAGTTTGCTCACAGCTCCCGACGGGTTGGCAGGCATCTTCAGCGGGCCTGGCAGAGGCTCACGACTGAAATTGCCAGCCTGCGGCGGGGCAGTTACCCGACCTTCGGAAGGCAGTGGGATGAGCTTGCGCTCCAAGGCTTCGATCAGCCCTGGGCCTCTGCCCGCTGTCGACTGGCTCGCGGATCCGTTCTTCCTTCGACGGTTCGCCACGGCCACACGAGGTTGCAACCGTCGAACCGGGCCACCGGCATCGAACCCTAAAAACGGCGCAGGCAGCGATGCCTTTGCATCACGTTCGAGGCTGTTCAGGATCCGCGTAAACACACCGCCGCTCTTGCTGGCGGGCAATCGTTTGGTCGAAGCTGTCTTCGGCGCAACCAGTTGTCTCTTCGGCCTATTCTGAGTGTTCTGCCTGTTCTGCGAGTTCTGAGTGTTTTGAGAGCGCTGCTTTTGTTGCGACTTCGCCTGACGAGGGCCCTTTTTCCCGCGAGAACCCTGCGAGCGCGAACGACGACTTTCGATGGGGTGCTGAGTTGCCGTTGCACAGCAGCACGACTTGTCTTTCTCAGCACCGCCCTCCTTGAACAGCTTGCCAACACCGGGAAGCCTACCCAGCGTCGCATCGACCACGTTGCCTGCAACTCGGGTTTTTATCGTCTCTCCCAAACCTGAGAAAAGTTCGGAAAACACCGGCGTCACAGCGCCAGCCGTTTTAATCACGCCAGCCAGAGCCGGTGACTCTTCAGCAGCACCATTGGCGCTATCCACCAGGCTTGTCTTGGCTTTCAGCCAAAGCGTTTCGCCCCATACCGGTGTGGTTTCCAGGGTCTTAGAGAAACGTTTGTCGCTTTCGCTGGACTCCTCGCGCAGCACCTTGATCGACTTTTCCGAAGTCGCTGTCTTGTCAAATTTCAACTGGCTGCCCGCATGCTGCAGCGCACTTGCCAGGTCGATTATCTGCGCGCTGCCCAGCGTCATGGCCTCGCGGATATGGCGCAAATCCTCAGAGGTGGTCGAAGTGGACTCAGCCACCGTCTTCGATTCTGTTCGCCCATCCACGTTGGACGAACGCACATTAATCGCCCTGAGCGACACCAAGGCGGTTTCGAGGGCATCCACACCCTCACGCAGTGACCCGAGCGACAGTGCCAGTTCATCCAGTTTCAGCGTCGCGTTAGTGAGCACGGCAACTGTCCCGGACAAGTCAGCCAGACCTGTTGAAGGGGTTGAGCTGCCAACCGACAAAGCGCCAGGGCTGACGATATCGGCGTCATGTGCGCTGTCTGTACTGCCAAACGCATCCCGGCCATTCTTGGCGACGGCATATGCGAGCGAATACTTGTCCTGCATCCCGCTTACTCCTGTTTAACGCCAAGGCGAGTGATCGCAATGTCGTAGCGGCGCAATGCTTTTCCGGCGTCCCAGTCGAGGATCTCCGCCTCATTGACCGAATAGATCAGCGGCACCACATCGAGGATTACTTCGATGTCGCGCTGCGAAAGAAGTCCGCCGGTTGATTTAAAAAATCGTCGATGCGCTCCTGCAGCTCCGTCCAATCGGGCACGGTCAAACCGGCCAGGTCGGGGATCATCAGGCCGGTGCAATGGGCAGTGATGAACTCGGCACGCTCTTTGTTGGTGGCGAGTTTTTTCATCACTTTGGTGGCGCGCAAGGCCGGCATCTCCAGGGGCAGTTCGGTCAGGGTTCGGCCGGCGGCATCCAGGGGCAATAGCAGTTGGACAGGTTGGTCGTGGGGCGTCGCGTCATGTGCATCCAGGAAGAACGAGGCCGGGCGCGTCGACATCTCATGTACATACTGCGCAATGCTCACGTAGTCCGGACGCTTGAGCTGATCGAGCTCTTTTTCCGACAGGCCGGTGGCGAGTTTCGCCAGTTCGAAAAACTGATCGTCCTCGTCATCACCGGCCCGGGCCAGCGCGTCTTTTTGCGCGGCGTAGAACAACGGCTTGAGTTGAACCTGCTGGATCGTTGCGCCGGTGTCGGCCGTGATCGGTGAGAGCAGGAGGTGCAGCGGTGGCATCCAGGCCATGGGGCAATTCCTTGGTGAAGTATGGGGGCGAGCACGCCCGCCCCCGAGGTTTTACGGCATCAATACAGCGCGGCGGGCATCGCCAAGAATGTCGACACCGTTGAGCACGAACTTCTGGGTGCGCACGTCGATGTCGATCACCGAAATGCCATTTTCCAGACGGTTGTAGGTACGGCAGGACAGTTCCAGCGTGGTGAGGGCCTTGTCGCCCATCTTCAGCTTCGCCTCCTCCAGGGATTTGAGCTTGCCGCCGACGGTGTGGTAGGTGAAGTAGGTCTTGCCGTCCTGGTCCTGGCCGGCTTCACGCACGTTCAGCAGGATGTCGTCGCCCATGCGCACGCCCAGGGCGAGCATGATTTCTGGGCCGGC